TGGTTCTTCTTGGAACTGTACTTGGGCATATACTGCAACTGGTTATAACAATGGATGTATTGAAGGTGGTAACCCCAATCAATCTGAGTTTAAGGCAGGATGTGTACAAGTAGCTCCAACAATGTATGATGGAGCAGAAACTTGGGGATCTCCTAATAATACTGACAGAGCTCAATATACAAATAATGTAGAGATATGTCTTCCTCTTACTGGTTTGTGTACTTGTGTCTCATCTAATACTAATGTTGGATCTAGTACTGGTCAACCAATATTGCAACCAGCAACATATGTTGCAGGTGGAACCAACCCAAATGTCCCAGTAGATTTTGCTAATAATAGTTTGGCTGATGTTTTGCCATTACAATCAAATGAAAATTATAATAGAGCAGACAGTGGATATACAGCAGTAGAACATATATTTACTGATACTCAGAATTTAGTTCAACCAACTGATCCTACTATTCATGATCATAGAGTTGATATAGATGCTACTGCAACACATACATATAAAGTTAAGACAGATGCTATTACTGTTAATCCAGAAAACTTATCCACAACAATGGAAATAGGAACAGATTCATCACCATCAATTGATGGTGCAACCTCTCCATTCATTATCATGGAATATCTAATTAAGACGTAATTATGGTAGCGACTCCACAGAAATATAGAAATCCAAGACAGGGATTTTATACAGATCTATATGTAGATACAACACCAGTTGGTTCTATTGTTAATAATCTTAAGGCTGGTCAGAATTCGTTTGACCATAATTATATTAATGCTTCTTCAAATCCACATAGACATGCTGAAACTGTTGGTAATGCATATCAGTTAGGTGATGACCCTGCCTATACACATGAGGGATATTTGTACTGTAATGGTGATGAGCATTACATTAGAGATTATCCAGCATTATTCCAAATTATTGGTAATGATTATGGTGGAGCTGCTAGTAATGGTATAGACATAACATTTGAGGGAATGGTTAAAACATTTACTTCAAATGCTACTTACAATGCTAACAGACCAGCTGGTACATATCTTGTTCAGGGAGTAACATTAACAGGTAATGGTTCTGGTGCATGGTTTCAAGTTGTTGTCCCTGCATCTGGTACTAGTGTTCCTACAATTACATTAGATTTTGCTGGAAAAGGATATTCAGTTGGAGATACTATAAATCTACCTAACGATAAACTTGGTAAAGCAGGTGGTGTACCTGATATTGTTATTACTGTAGCATCAGTTGAAGGTGGTGGTGGAAGTGGATATACTGTTAATTCTGTTGTAAGTATTGGTGCTCCTGCTGGTGTGGTGTGGAGTAATTTCCTTTCACCAACTGTACCTACTCAAACTAGTGCTGGATTCAGTAAGAATGATGGAACTGAATGGAGTTCTAATTTAACTGCTACATCAGGATTTGAATCTGCTAATCCTGCAAGCAAGGCTTTTGATGGTAGTCTTACCACATTTGCACAGAGTACAGGAACTGGTACATCTGCAAATATTGAAATTACAGGTATTACAACAGTATATGATCCTGATTCTATTCAAGTATATGTTGAAGGTGGTGGAAGTGCCACTGATAAATGGGATATAAGTGGAACCAATATTACCACAGTAGAGACTAATGCGTCTGTAGGTTGGCAGACAGTTATTACAACTGGCATACTTAGTAATATAAAAGTTACAGCAAAAGCAGCTGGACAGAAGGCTAAGTTGACTGCTATTAGAGTTAATGATATAACCTTAGTTGATAACCAAGATGATGATACAAAAGCACTTGGATTTGATGTTAATGCTAATGCTGGAAAAGCACAGACTAGAGGTATATTTACATTCACACCACCAACAGCAATTGATTTAAAGAGTGCTGATAAGTTACAAGTAACAGATGACAATACTAATACTAGGTCAAGAGTATATGCAACTGGACCTATAATTTATAGCAACTACTTATCTGCTGGTGTTGATGGTCAGCCTGGAGCAACATTTGATCCTAATTGGGTTCAAGGTACAGCACCTAGTACTGTTGGTGGTACTGGACCTGGTGGTGAACATATATTAAAGGATGCTACATTAGGATTTGATAGTAATACTGCTACACCAACTGGTAGAACTGTTGGTGAGTTTGGATTATTATTAGATTTACCTGTTCCTATTAAATTAGGAATAGGTGATAAGGTACAGGTATATGATACTGTTGGAACTAGCAATACTAGATCAAGAGCATATTATGGTACATCATGGTCATCATATACTAATCATGGTACAGGATGGACAACAATATTAACTGGTACTGCATCAATACAAGATGTAAGCAAGATATATGCAGAAAGATATGATGCTGGTGGTAGAGACGCTGGATGGATGGGAATAAGAATAGAAGATTCTACTGGTGCTTTCACTTATTTCCAAGATGGTACATTACCATATAATTATAGTGTTACTGATTATGCATTAGGTACTAAAGGTGCATGGGTTACTCATGTTGCTAATACATACACAACTATAAAAACTGGATCTGGTACTGTAACAAAGTTTGTTAAACTTGAGACAGAGAGAACTGACATTGAAGATAATAATGTTGCTGGTGCAGTAAACAGTTCTACAAATGTAATGACTCTTGGTAGTCATGGATGTTTTACTGGTGATAGAATACAATATTTCAATGCACCAAAACAAACTGGTGCAAATCCTCAGAGTGGTGGTCCTATTCCTGGATTAACTAATGGTCAGATATATTGGATCAGTAAGGTAAGTAATAACGAGGTTAGGTTGCATACTTCAAAGGCAGATGCTCTTGCAGTATCCAATCCAGTTAATTTTCCTGGTGGTGGTAGTGCTTACCAAGGAAATACAGTACGTTATCTTGACAGACAAGCAGGTGTAATGGGTGTAAGGGTAGAACCTGGTAGTGGAAGTGCTACTCCATTTATTGATGGTAACTTACCACCAAACCCAGCTACAGGTAATGTTACTGCTCAAGCAGAAGTTGCTGAAGTAGATGCAAATGGTAAAATACTTAAAATAAATGTCACTAATTATGGTTCAGGTTATACAACCATACCAACAGTAACAGTATCAGGTGGAACTGGGGCTCTTCTTGTAGCAAGGATTAATTCTGCTGGAACACTCCAAGCAATTACCCAAGCTAATGTTATGGAATATTATGGTGATCTATACATGGGTACATTTAAAGTTCCTGATATGATTACCAAGAAGGTAGTTGGTAATGGTCCTGTATATGGTAATAATTCTCCCAACATTGGTAACAGTTCTCTTGGTGTTGGAACTACTGGTGGTAAATGGTATCTTGATAAGACATTACAAGATGATTATTTCTCTCTTGGTAGGATTGTCACCACTGGATATGATAATGTAACTGAGACAGTTTCTTGTAGTATTATTGGACAACATACTGTTAAGTTCAGTATGAGAGAAGAGGATTTGGATGGACCACCAAATCATACTCATGCAGTTTATAGTAGTATTCCTACTACTGAAACTCAAATAACTAAAGCTGGTTCTGACAGATATTTGTATAGGTATAAGGAAGCAACTGGTAAGGTAAAGAACTGGTCACCAACTGATGAAGGAACTAAGTTAAAGCATAAGCATGGTCTAGTAAGAAGACCTAACCCTGATGCATCTGTTGCTACCTATGATGTTCTTGATGCATGGGGTGGTGCAGGATCATGTGGAACAATTCAAAACCCTGAAAAGGTTCTTTCTGTTGCAGCTGCTTCTATTAATACTGGTACTGATACTATTAACATTCCTAGTCATGGATTGTCAACCAAATCTCAAATTAAATATGTTCAGAGTACTGGTGGTGCTATAGGAAATCTAGTAGATGGTACAACATACTATGTTTATGCAGTAGATGCTAACTTTATTAAATTATGTACCACACAGGCAAATGCAGAAGCAAGTCCTGTTGTTGCAATTGATTTAACTGGTACACCTAGTGGTAGTTATCAATTTATTATTGATATGCCTGTAGCAGAGCAAAACTATCTTGCTACTGGTAGTGGTGGTACATATCAGTTTGTAACTACAGTTCCAGCACCTACATTTAGAAAGTTTATTACGGCCTCTGAGATTGGTGGTAGAAAAGTATTAGTTAATGAAGGTCAACCAATAGTTGAATACAATACAACATGGGAACAGACTACTGCTGGAACAGGCAGCTCTATTAACTTCCCATCTAATTGTACACACATGGAGTACACAGTATTAGGTGGAGGTGGAGGTGGTGCATCTGGCACAGTTGTTGGAACTGATGGTAGTGAAAGTTGGATGCAATTAGGTAATGGTTCTGTCCTTAAGTTGACTGCTGGTGGTGGTAAGAAAGGAGAAGCAGCATCAACTAATGCTGGTGGTGCTGGTGGTGCTGGTGGAATGGCCACCAAGACAGGAACTGGAGATACTCCAACAGGACAATATACAGGACAACCTGGAGCAAATGGTAGTGGACAAAAGTTGACAGTTGGACCACCAGATAATCAAACTACTGATCCACAGACAGGTGGTGCTGGTGGTACATCTGTTGGTGCATCTGCTGGTGCTGGTGGTTCTGGTATTAACGTCAAGATAGGTGACTCAGCAGAAGATGTTGTTGTTAACCCAAATGCTGCTGGTGCATTTGATTTTAGTTTCATAGGTAATGGAACTATTACTGCATTGTCATTTACAATTTCAGGTGGTGAAGGTGGTACTGCTGCTGAAATAAGTGGACACCCAGGAAATCCTGATGCAATGCCTGGTGGTAAGGGTACTACTGTTACTGCTACCATGATTAATAGTCCATCAGTGCTTGCACTTGCGAAACAGAAATCATGGATACTTGTTAGAGGTGAAGCAGGTGGAGTAGAAGGTGGTGGAAGTATTAGAGATGGTGGAGATGGTATAGGATCAAATGCTGTATCTTCACAGAAAGGTGGAACAGGTGGATATGGATCAACAGCACCATCTGGATATATTGATCCTTCTACTCGTACAAATGGAGGTGGAGGTGGTGCATCAACTCGTCTTCAAGCTAGTGGTGAATTGGTACTAGGTGCTGGTGGAGGTGGAGGCGGTGGATGCCACGGTCATAACACTAATGATGTTGCAACAACAGGAAGAGATGCACCAACAGGAGCAACAGGATATACTACGTTAGCAGTTGATGCTGGATCAAATGCTGCGGCTGCAGGATGTATTGGAGGAGGCGGTGGCGGTGGTGGTGCTGGCATCGGACCAGGAAATGCTGGTGGATCTGACGGTGGATCTGGAGATGCAGACGGTGGTGGTGGATCTGGTGGACATGCTGGTGGTGTAGGTGGTCAAGCAGGATGTTCAGGATGGGCTACTGGTTGGTTTGCTAGTGGATCTGCTTCTTATAGTAACAGTGGAAATGGTAGTGGATTTGCTACTATTTCATATGATAATTCTTACTGGACTGCTGGTGGCGGTGGAGGAGGAGCAGGTGGACTATGGGGGCCTGCTATTATAGAACTTGCTAATTATAGCAATCCAACTTCATTCCAAATGCATTGTGGTGCTGGTGGAGCAGGTGGTTCTATTCCTGCTAATGGACAAGGAACACCTAATGCTGGTCAGATTGGATATGTCAAGGTAAGAGGAGGAATTAAGGTAGGTGAATCTGGTGCGACATATAGAATATCAACAGGTGATATTATTGAATCAGCATCAAAAACTGATGAGATATGGGACGTAGAGATTGTTGATGATAGTACTGGTGTTGGTAATGGTAATGGAACATTTAAACTACCAACAACACAAGTTCCTAAAGTAATATTCAGAGGTGGTGGACTTCCAGATGGAGATTCAAGACATGCTGAAGCAACTTGTACTGTTCTTGGTGGTAAGGTTACTGGAATTGCATTGACCAATGGTGGTAGTGATTATACTGAAGCACCAGTAGTTCATATTGTTCATGGTGCTGGTGGTGGTGCATATGCAACTGCTTCTATTGATAGCACATCAGGTGCAGTAAATAACCTTCAATTTGATGCATCTCAGTGTTATACATTCACGAGATATTTGAAGTTTGGTAATCATCATAATAATACTGCTACAACAGATAGAAATCGTTGGGTTGTACTTACAGCACAAGATACTAGTAATGTAGATCTATTCTCTATTAAATGTTGTAGGGGTAATACAAGGAATGGTGGTGATGATTCTGAGAATGTGTTACGTGTATCTTATCAGATTTCAGGACAGACTGGATGGACTTTAATGGATCCTATCATTACTCCAACTGCTGAACGTATTACTGATCCTATATTAAAGTCTGCTAAGGTAGTTGCAGATCGTAGTGTTCCAGCAGTTGATGTTACTACAACAACTAATAACTATGATGGAGACAGTGGTGATACTCAGTGGTATACTTATACTGTTGATGTTCCAGCAGCAGCTCAATCAACTGCTACTAAGTTTAAGATAGAGCAACCAATGCCTAACCCAACTGGTTCTAATGATACTGATGATGATAAGCAACATTTTGGTATTGCTGAATTTATTTACTGGAGACCAAAGACATCTGGATTAGTATTTGTACCAAATGCAGGTGCAGTTTCAAAACCAGCTGTGGATGAGTTATCATATACTATTGAAGGTCCAAGTGGTGGTAATGTCACATATAGTTCTGGATTGAGTGCTGGTGATGCTACTATAACTTTAAAGAGAACTACTAAGATTGAACCAGTAGCATCTATTGATCCAGATAAGCACATACCATTGATACATACTTACAAGACATGCAAGTATCTTATCAAGGCATACTAAATACAAGAGGAGAATGTAACAAGAAATGTCTGTAAATGAAACACTAGTAGAACTTCAATTAGATGTTCTCAATCAGGTAATTGAATATAAAGGTGTTACTAAGGTTATTCCTGAGTCACATTGGAGAGATACATTACTTCCTTTTTTATATCCAACATGGGATACTGATAAGGATAAGATGCTATTGTTACATTATAATGCCAATGGATCATATCTTATTAAACGTAGAAAGTATGTAAAGAATTTTGATAAGGATACATTTGAGTGGAAAGACTATGAGATGGAGACTGTTGATGCCACTGCATTACAGGCTCTTAAAGATAAGTTGATAGAGTCATTCTTTTTGATTGATTCTATTGAGGATATTGAGTATCAGGATGAACTTGCTAGAATGTATGCAAAGCAGAACAAGGTGTCTGCTCAGACTATAAGGATTGCTAGAGATTTCTTGTTAGATGAAACTGATTGGGTATTTGTAGAGGATTCACCAGTTAGTGCTGCTGATAAAGAACTCTACAAAACATATAGAACTAAACTAAGGGATATAACCAAACAGAATGAGTTTGCTGTGAGTCCTGATGAAGTTAAGTTTCCTATTTCACCAATGATGTTCCAAAAGGTACATTTACCAAAGCATAGTGGTGCGACATACTTAGGAACAGATGATCAGTTCTTACTATTAGGAGCTCATTATCTAAAAGCATTTAGAGATAAGATTGCTCATTACCTTGTCGCTAAGTCATTTACAGAGAAGGCATACTTTGATGTGTTACTAGAAGAATATAACAAGTTACCTGAAACTGTATGGAAACCTAATGATCTTACTGCTGCACAGAAGGTAGATAGAACTAACTTCTTGAATGAGATCATTTCAATGGCAGCGAAAGAGTTAGAAAATGAAACAATAGGATTATATCATAATCCAGCACCATTAAAGCCAAGCGAGTAATATAATATGATTATCAAAGGTACAAAACTAGAGCAAGCAGACATGATAGAAGCATATTGTGTCAAGAATAATGTTGCTTGTTTATATTTTGATCTCAGAGGGTATAATGCTCTTGCAAGTGATAAGAAAGCAACTGTAACCACATATTATGATACAATATTTGGTGACACTGATGATTATGTGTTAGAAGCAATGCAATCTAACGAAATTTATAATGTATTATCATTCCCAAATGATGATCTTGCTTCAACCAGTGCTAGTGGATGGTTCCCTAAGAAATCTAAGTGTCCTGATGATGACCATTTTATTAATGCATACGTCATTGACCATAAAGGTGATATTATATGGCAGAACGCAGAAGCACCACCCAAAAAGTCCAGTTAAAGAACTGTCACAAGCCCCCTTCACAGGGGGTTTTTTAGTGCTATAGTATATTTGTTGAGAGGTTCCCGACTAGACTGACTTAGAAGCAGTCACATGACCGTTGGGGTAATTCACCACACACACGCCCTCTAACTGCTGCATGTCCCTTTGGTGGTTTCAGACATGGAGGCGATAGGAAACCACCACTATACTATACTATTACAGTCATGTTCAATCAATTAGAAAAAGACATTGAATACTGCACACAAGTACTTGGGTGCAATTTTGAGCAGACTGATGAACTCATTGGTGCTGCTGAATCTCTAGGTGTAAATGCAGAGTATTTCTGCGAAGAATTTATTGTTGCACCTGAAGGTGAGAATGCAATGAAGTATCAACGTCCAGATTTTATTGATCTTGACGCATTCAATGCTTTTCATGGCATTTATTTTGAGGAGGTAGAGTAATGGCAACATTCCAAGAATGGGATACATCCTATACACCCAAAGGTGTGGAACTAGAAGATGTAACAGACGATTGGTATGATGAGGATGGTAACTTAATTCCATAACACCATGTTTTCAACTAAATTATTAAAACTTGCTGTTGATC